ATTTTTAACCTCGACCTGATCTTCGCAACCCCGCAGTGGGACGGCGCGCCGCTTATCCCGGACGACCAGCCGACCATTAACCGGGATGCCAAACAGCCGAAAGCGGCCAAAGCGGCCGTGGCTTCGCTGTTGGATAGCCTGGCACTGAACGCGCTTATCAGCGACCCGGAGAGCGCCAAAGCGGCGACCCAGGCCGCGATTAACGACCAGAACCCGAAACGCCTGGACGTATTGACAACCGTACAACTGAGCGGCAACACGAACATCATTTCGGTGGACCTGGACTTCGGCTTCTATTTTGGCGTGCAGCCGCTAGTAGCCTAACGAATAACCGGAGGAATTGACCATGGCCGCAACTGGCGGAAGCATTGAATCGATTACGCTGGACGGCCGGAACTTCCCGGTCGCCGCAGACGCCGAAGCGCAGCGCAAGTTGGGCGGCTTCGAAAACGAAGTGCAAGCCAACGGCAACGGCACCGCCCGTCTTATCAAGACCCGCGTGCCCCTGTCGCTGGACGGCATGACCCTGGAAGTGGACGACGCCCGCGGGGACCATGAGTTTTTGCAGAACTTGTCGAACCGCTTTGACTACTTCCCGGTAGCGATTACCTACGCGTCCGGGGTAACGTTCCAGGGCACCGCGCAAATTACCGGTGAACTGCAAGCAAGCAGCCAGAACGCCACCGCGGCCGTGTCGCTGATGGGCCCGGGCATTCTGACCGCACAGTAAGAGCGACGGGGGCACTGTGCCGTTCGGGACGCCCTACCCTTCGCCTCGGCTTCGGCCGGGGGAACGGCACCCACTCAATAGGGCAAAAACCATGGATACGAAAGAGAACCCGGTGGCACTTGAAGTGGCCGAGGCGGAGTTCGACCGCTTCGCCGATGAAATGGACCTGGACCTGGACACGTCCCTGATGGACGCCGAAGACCTGGCCCAGTTCGCAAAACAGAAACGTCGGATCCTTCGCGCGATGGAGCGCGGCGACCTGACGGTGAATGAGGGCGGCGAAGCGGTATACACGCCCAGCAACGCCCGGTCGAAGCATAGCGACCCCATCACGTTTCACGAACGCACCGGCGCTTCGCTTATGGCGATGGACGGGAAGAAAAAGGGCCACGACGTTGCGAAAACCTACGCCGTTATGTCCGATATGTGCAGGGTCCACCCGAACGTTTTTGCGGGCCTGGCCGGCAACGATGCGAAGGTATGCGAGGCGCTTTTCGCGCTTTTAATGGACTAGTCGGGGTTCCGTTGGTTCGGGTGGGTGCGGACTTTAAGCACCCCCAGCGGGGCCATATAGCGGACCGGGTATACGGCGAAATGCTTTTGCAGGTTTGCAGGGACTACCCGGGGTTGCCCGACCCACGTACACTAAAAGCCCGGGAGATTCGTTTTTTCTACGAGGGGCTCCGGGGCGAACTCACAGAGCACTCGAAGCCGAAGGGGTAAAGCATGGCGGGCCGCTTTTCAGTAGAAGCAGTATTTAAAGCGGTGGACCGCGTAACCGCCCCGGTTTCGCGTATGCAGACGAAGGTTCGGAAGTTCACCCGTGCTATGTCGCGCGGGTTGCGGTCCGCTGATCGTGCCGTTAGTCGCCTGGTTGGAAAGATGGGCAAGGGGGCGGCGCGGGTTGCAAAGTTCGGCGGCGCAATCCTGGCCGTCGGTTCCGCCGCGGCGGTTACCGCATTAAACCGAACGGCCGACGCGGCCGACGAACTGGCGAAGCAATCGCGGCGCCTTCAGTTCCCCATTGAAGACCTGCAAGAATGGAAGTTTGTGGCAGAGCAGTCCGGCGTATCCACGGGCCTTCTGGACAAGTCCCTGGGCGCGTTTTCGAAGCGTCTAGGCGAAGCCAAAGGCGGAATGGGCCCGCTAGTCACCGGCCTCAAAAAGATAAACCCGCAGCTTTTAAAGCAACTGCAGGGGACCGACGACGTGGCCAAAGCGTTCGAGATATACATCGACGCGATGCGCAACGCGGACAGTGCCACCGAAAAAGCCGCCCTGGCAAACGCGGCGTTCAGCCGGCAAGGTTTGAAGCTCGTCAACATTGCCGACAATAGTTCCGAAGCCATTGCCGCCCTTCGCAAAGAGCAGAACGAGAACGGCAACATAACCATGGCCCAGGCCAAAGCCGCCGAGGCTTACAACGACGCGGCGAACAGCTTAAAGCGCAGCCTGATGGGGCTGTTGCAGCAGGTGATACTCCCGATGACCCCCGCGATAACGAAGACCCTGAGCAAGTGGCGCGAGTGGATAGTGGCCAACAAAGACCTGATACGCACCCGAATCACCGAGTTCCTGAAGGGCCTGTGGTCGCGTCTAAAAGCCGTGACCCGGGCGGTTATCGAGTTTAACGACAAGTACGACATAGCCGAAATGTTGGGCGCGGGCCTTGACAAGATAGGGAAGTTCGCGTCGTTTGTTGAGCGCAACGGCGAGATGATTTTCAAGATGGTAGCCGCTTTTGTCGCAGCGTCGGCCGCCCTGAAAGTGTTTTCAGCGATAATGGCGGTCGTTAACCTGGTCATGCTGGCGAACCCTATAACGTGGATAGTTCTGGGCATCGTGGCCCTGATCGCGGCTATCGTTGCGGCCGTCGTGTACTGGGACGAAATCAAGGCGGCTATGTCGTCGTTTGCCGCGTCGGTTATGAGTGACGTGGCGCCGGCAATCGACTGGCTTAAAAGCGGCGCGGAGAAAGTGACCGGCGCCTGGTCGGTCGTGTCCGATTTCTTCGCGGAGCTATGGGCCGGAGTGACCGCCAGCTTTTCAGACGCCTGGTCGATGATCAGCGGCATTGTGGACAAAGTAATGGGCGCCGTTAACGTCGTGAAGAACGCCGCCGGCAAGGTTTCCGACTTCGGTTCTGGCGTGGTGGATTCGACGACGGGCGCGGTGAAGAACGCAGCGTCCGGCGTTGCCGGTTTCTTTGGGTTCGGGGACGACGAAGAGAAGAAACAGCCCTCCGGAGGCCAAAGCGCGGCCGTGGTTCAAAGCCCGCAGGAGCGCGTCGCCCGTTCAATCGAAGAGCGCCGCCAGACCAGTTCGGCGGAAGTAACCATACGGGATGAAAGCGGCCGCGCGGAAGTAACCAAAGGCAGCATGGGCGCCGGCGTATCGCTACAACGAACGGGGGCCCTATAATGGCTTGGTTGGATAGACTAAACGAGGCGGCCTACACGTCGCCAGGCGGCACCCGGCAGACCTTCGAGTATGAAGACGTGCGGAGTGAATTTGATAAAAAAACCGGGGCGTTTGGTTTTGTAGACGCTAACGGCACCTACGTCCAGGACCGCGGCAACACGGGTCGCCGGTACCCGTTGCGCTTGTTTTTCTGGGGCCCAGATTACGACATTGCTGCAGCGTCATTCGAAGCGCTGTTGCTTGAGCGTGGCGCGGGTCGCCTTGAGCACCCCGCCTACGGCACCGTGGACGTGGTGCCGTTCGGTACCATTACGCGCCGGGACGACCTAAAGAGCGCCGGCAACCAGGCGGTGCTGGAAGTCATTTTCTTTGAAACTATCGGCATTATTTACCCGACCGGCCAGACCGACCCGGGTTCTTCGGTCCTGTCCGCCGTGGATGCGTACAACGCGGCCGTGTCGGAGCAGGTAGCCAGCGCCCTGGACTTGACCGCCCCGGCGTCCCTGGTAACGTTTAAAAGCACGTACGACGGGCTGTTAGACACCGCCGAAGCGGGCCTGCGGGCGCTGGCCGACACCCAGGAAGCCGGCCAGCGGCAATTCGACGCAATAAGCGAATCGATAAACCGGGGCATTGATGTCCTGGTTGCTACGCCGCTTGACCTGATTTTCCAGACCACTCTTTTGATTCAATCGCCGGCCCGTTCTTTGTCGGCCATATCCGCCCGCCTGGATGCGTACAAAGACTTGGCCGCGTCGCTTTTAACTGGCACCGGTGCCGCGGTACCCGCCAGCCCAGGCGTGCAAGACGCCAATGCGTTCTACGCCCGGGAGGCGTTCGCGTCGTCTTATGTTAGCGGTTCCGTGGTGTCGGCGGTGAACGCCCGGTTCGAAACCAAAGCCGCCGCCCTGACCGCCGCCGAGTCGATACTTGGCCAGCTTGCAGACGTTGAAGCGTGGCGCGAAGGTAACTACGCGGCCCTTGGCGCGATAGACACGGGCAGGGCGTACCAAAGGCTGCAGGAAGCCGTGGCGCTAACCGCCGGCTTTCTCGTTGAAATATCGTTCTCGCTCAAACAGGAACGGGCCGTAGTCCTGGACCGGGCGCGAACCATCGTGGACCTTTCGGCGGAGCTTTACGGGTCCGTGGACGACCAGCTAGATTTTCTTATTAATTCGAACAATCTGACCGGGTCGGAAATTTTAGAACTACCGAAGGGGCGCCGCATTGTTTATTACGTCTAACGCCGGTGACACGTTTGAAAGCTTATCGCGCCGGGCGTACGGCACAGAGAAGTTCGCCCAGAACTTAGCGCAAGCGAACCCCGGCGTCCTGGAACCGGTGGCACCGGGCACCGTCGTCACTATCCCGCAGATACCCGGCGACCCTACAAACAGCCCCACCCAGGCGCCGGCCGGCGACCCTAACGAAGTGGCGGTCCTGGTGGACGGCGTCCGCTTTCGCTTTTGGTCGGAACTTCGCCTGACCCGTTCAATGGACAGCATGGACACCCTGGAATTTACCGCGCCGTTCGAACCGGACGACCCGGCGTTCCGGGAAACGTTCCGGCCTTTCAGCTTTAAGCCGCTTGTCGTGACCGTGGGCGGCGTCCCGCTATTTACCGGAACGCTTGTGGGGGTCGTCCCTTCGGTGTCCGGAGATAGCACCACAGTGGCAGTGTCGGGCTATTCGCGGCCGGGCGTTCTGGAAGATTGCACCCAGCCGGCGTCCGCCCCCGT